GAGATCGAGTTGACCATCAAGCGTCGAACGATCGACTTCGACGATTCTTCACTGAAGGGCCGCATCGCGCGGTTACTGACAAACGACTTCTTCGTCGAGCCTCGGTCGAATGGCACGGTCGTGAAGGAGCTCGGCCGAACGGGCGGTCAGGCGCATCCCGCCAATGTCGCGCGCGCGCTAGACGACTTCAAGCGCGACGGATTCTTGACCGATGAAGGCACAGGTTTCCGTGCGGTGATTGGCATGAAGGTCAACGTTCGCCGCGAGGCGTAGGGGTGGGTGGCCTAGGTTCTCCGCGACGATCTCTCGCAGCGGGGGCACGACGGCGCAGCATTTTCGCAGTGGCTAGGGCGGTCTAAGGGCTAATGGTTAATGACTCAGGGTGATACCGCCGGCACGCCAGACCAGCTGGTCACTCGGGCCGAGCTGGCAAAGCGCCTCGAGTGCCACGAGGTTTCGATTACCCGATGGCAGCGTGAGGGACTGCCTGTGGCCCGCCGCGGCGGCCGCGGCCGCGCATCCTTATATGACGAAGTGGCCGTTCGCGCGTGGCTGCTTGCCCGGGAAGCGGCCGCCAAGGCCGAGGATGCCCCCCTGGATCTGGCCCAAGAACGCGCACGGAAGGAACGCTGGCAGGGGTTATTAGCCGAGCAGACGTTTAAGGTCAGGGAGCGTTTGTTATTGCCGGTGGCGGAAGTCGAGAAGGCCTGGCTTGCGGAGGTCACCGCTGTGCGTGCCGTCATCCTGGCGAGCTACACCGCCGACGCCGACCGGGTCCACCGTGCCGGTGTACTCGATGGCGTCGCCGGCGTTGAGCGGGAACTGAAGGATCTGGCTGAGCGCGTCCTTCGGGAACTCGCCGATCCCACCAGACCCGCCAAGCGGCGGCGGAAGAAGGCGGCGTGATGCTCCAGATGTCCACCGCGCCGTCACCGCCGCCGGTCATGGTGCTCATGACCCGCGTGCGGGCGCGCTGGGCCCCACCGCCCACGCTGAAGGTTTCCGAGTTCGCGAATCTCGAACTCATCGTGACGTCGGGTCCGCTCGCAGGCACCCGGATGCAGACCAGCTTCGCGCCCTACCAGGTCGGCATCCTGGATGCGTTCCACGAGCCGCGTGTGCAGTTTGTGATCGTGAAGGGCAGCTCCCAGTGGGGGAAGACCCTCAGTGCGACCGTCATCGTGGCGTATCACTGCGCGCACGACCCGTGTTCGATTCTCGTCGTGGAGCCCACCGTTGACCCGATGGCGAAGGACTTCAGCACGAATCGCATGGACCCGATGATCGACGCGAGTCCCATCCTCCAGAAGACGTTCACCAAGAAGCGGTCGAAGGACGCCACTCGCACGGTATTGAACAAGACCTTTCAGGGCGGTTTTCTTGCGATGGCTGGCGCGAACTCCGCGGCCTCGTTGGCGGCCAGGCCGACCCGACTGCTCGTGCTTGATGAGGTCGACCGGTATCCGGCCGAGCTCCCAGGAGAGGGATCGACGCTCGAGATAGCTTTCAAGCGAACGACGGCGTTCGGTCGTCGCCGGCGGATCTTGATGCTCAGTTCTCCGACGCTGCGTGGCGCGCCGATCGACGCGTGGCACGCGCGCGGCGACCAGCGACGGTATTACGTGCCCTGTCCCTCGTGCGGTGTGATGCACCCGTTCATGTGGAAGCAGGTGCGCTGGGTCAATAGGGACCCGAGCACCGCCAGGCTCCACTGCCCAGCCTGCGACCATCCGATCGATGAAGCCGAACGCGTTGCGATTCTCGGCCGCGGCGAGTGGCGCGCGGAGAATCCGACACGTGCTGACAAAACGATCGTGTCGTTTCACGTGTGGGAGGCCTATTCGCCGCTGTCGTCGCTCGAGGCCATCGTCGCCGGGTTCCTGCGCGCCCGGGAAGCGCAGAAGGCCGGCGACTCGGCGCCGATGCATACCTGGGAGAACACGACGCTTGGGGAAGCGATTGAACCCGACGCCGGCGATGGGGTCGAAGCCCACGTCTTGCTGCTTCGTCGCGAGCGGTATCTGACCGAGACGGGCGAGGACCTCGACTGCCCGGCAGACGTGTGTTGCTTGACCATGGGCGTCGACGTCCAGGACGACCGCCTCGAGGCGCTGGTCTGGGGGTGGGGCGTCGGCGAAGAATCCTGGCTGATCGATCGACTCCTCCTTCCCGGCGACACGTCGCAGCCGGAACCGTGGAAGCAGCTCGACGACGCCCTCGAGGCGCAGTATCTCCACGCGTCTGGCGAGAAGCTGACGATCTCCGCGACCTGCATCGACTCCGCCGGCCACCGGACCACTGAGGTCTACGACTACGCCTTGCGCCAGGCGGCGAAGCGGGTCTACGCGACCATCGGGCGCGACGATGCGCCGCTCGTGTCGTCGCCATCCGCGCGCGGCCGCGGCCGGCACCGCCGCAAGGTGCTCCTGTACACAGTGGGCGTCGACACCGCGAAAGCGCTGTTCATGTCGCGGTTGCGGTTGACAGAGAAGGGTCGCGGCTACGTCCACCTGCCCAGCAAGGATTGGTGCGATGACGAGCTCGCCGACCAGCTGACCAGTGAACGCCTGGTCATGCGCATTCACAAGGGCGTGCCGCACCAGGTGTGGAAGAAAGTCCGAACCCGCAATGAAGGGCTGGACTGTTCAATTTATGCGCTGGCGGCGCTTCGCCTGTTGAATCCGAACTTCGAGGCGTTGGCGCACCGGTTGAACACGACCGTCGATCGACAGCCGCCGCCGGCGGCGCCGGTGAAGAGACAGCCGTGGCTCGGTCGCCGCCCTGGCGGGTGGATGAAGCGATGACGCGCAGTCAACGGAAACGTCTCTGTCCGCCTGTTGAGTGTCCACGCTGCCACTCACCACGGACACGCGTCCGCTTCACGCGCCACTATCGTGAGCAGCAGCACATCATTCGGCACCGCGAGTGTCGCGCGTGCCGCTGTCGATTTCGGACGCGGGCGCCAGCGCAGCCTGAGCAGTTCGCAGGCATGGATCCGCCGGCAGCATGACGACCCGCTGCCCGCGACCAAACGACCTTTGGGTTATGAGCCCAACGAAACACACGATCCGGTCAATGTTCACCGACTCTGCCAGCCTGAGCTGCCAGCCTAATTCACCGAATGCGATTCGTACAGCGTCGAGCCTCGTCGGCATATTTTCATACAACCTGCCGCGCACAATAGAAGCGCGATGCCGTGGACACAGGCCGACGTCGATCTGCTCAAGCAAGCGATCCTTGATCGCAAGGGTGCCCGGTCGATTGCATTCTCCGATCAGGTCGTGACGTTCGAGTCGATGGACGACATGATGAAGCTGCTCTCATGGATGCAGCGAGAGGCGAGCGGTAATTCCGTGACTCGCTACGCTGCGACGTCCAAGGGAGTCTGACCGCGGTGAGTCCGCTCGCCAGCGTCGTCATTCCCTCCTACAACCACGCACAGTGGTTGGGCGAGGCGATCGATTGCGCGCTGGCCCAAACCGTGGCGTGCGAAGTCATCGTCGTCGACGACGGATCGACGGATCGGACCCCAGCTCTTATCCAGCGCTACGGCAATCGGATTCGTTCGGCGATCGTCCCGCACGCGGGTCCGAGTCGCGCGCGCAATCATGGTCTCGATCTCGCGCAGGGGGAGTTCGTCATGCTCCTGGACGCGGATGATCTGATCGCGCCAACGAAGGTGGCCAAGCAGCTCGCAGCCTTCACCCCCGAGATTGGTTGGGCGTTGTGCGACGTTCAGATCGAGGACGAGGCCAAGGGTACAGTCACCACCGCGTCGCGCCAATACGACTACGCCACCCGCGCGCTCGGGGGCTGGATTCAGCCGCAACTCGTCGCTGGCAACTTCATTCCGATCATGTCGCCGCTCGTGCGTCGATCGGTGCTCGAGGGGATTCGGTTTGATGATCGTCTGGTTCCTGAGGACTGGCATTTCTGGTCCGCGGTCGCCGGCGCTGCACGCGTGCGTTATGTTCCTGAGGTCCTGGCGACCTATCGTCATCGCCGAACCGGCCGGAGTCGATTGCCGAAGAAGGCGCGGATTGTTCGCGCGAACATCACTGATCCACTCCGCTTGAATCTGGGCTGTGGGACGCCCGGTACGCGGTCATGGCATCCCATCGACGGCTTCGTGAATCTCGACAAGAGCATGGGTTGGCGATTCGAAGACGGGCTCGGCGACTTCATCGACCGGTCGGTGGAGGGTATTACGGTCAGCCATGCGTTGATGTATGTGCCGGAATCCGAATGGCCGGCCGTCTTCGCGGAGTTCGCCCGTGTGCTGCGGCCGGGTGGCGTCGTCCGCATCACAGAGGACCACGCCTGCCACCCCGCAAGCTCGCGTCTGGGCGGTTGGAAAGGGTCGCAGCCAGCCGTCACGCTGACGTCGCCAGAGCTCGTCATCGCCCATCTCGAGCGCGCGGGGCTGTCGGCCAGCGAGGTGGGGAAGCAGGGCAGCACGTTTCACGATTTATCCCTGTGCCAGGCGCAGCACGGCGACCCGCCGGATGTGTTCTTCGTGGAAGGTCAGCGGATCGCCTCGGTCCTGTTCGCGCCGCACAACGACGATGAAGCTCTCTTCGGCGCCTTTACGATTCTTCGGCATCGCCCGCACGTGGTCGTCTGTTTTCCCAGCGCGCGCGACTACGGCGACAGCGCCGTCCGCGAGGCGGAGACGCGTGACGCGATGTCGGTGCTGGGCGCCGCGGGCGTCGAGCAATGGTCCGGTGGCGACGTGCTCGAGCAGATGACGGCCTTCGATCGCCGGCTGAACCCTTCGCGCGTCTGGGCGCCGGACCTGGCGGCGTCGCATCCGGACCATCGCGCGGTGGCTGAGGCCGCTCTCAGTGTCTTTGGCGAACGCGTCACGACGTATCACACCTACATCGACGGCGAAAAGGTTCGCAGCGACAAACCGGTGGCGATCGAGCCGCCGTGGATCGAACAGAAACTACGCGCGTTGGCGCGCTACACGTCGCAGATCGCGCACCCGCGCGCGCACGCATTCTTTCTCAATGATTTACGCGAGTACTACGGAACTGAGAGGGTCACCAACCATGACTGATCGACATTTCGATCGTGACGAACCGCGCGCTTTGGTCGCGCCTGTGGATGTGGTGGCGCCTGGTCCATTCAAACTGTATCCGGAGGAGCGGCACTGGTGGTCCATGTCGGACTACGGCGCTGTGGTGGCGGTGATGCGCCGACTGCAGCCTAAGCGTGTGCTCGAGTTCGGGCCCGGCTCGTCGACGCTCGCGCTGATTGAAGGAGGCGCCGAGCACATCCACACGCTCGAGGATCAACCGGACTGGGCAGATGTGCACGAAACGCGGCTGCAAGCGAAGTTTCCAGACATCGTGCATCTCCATCGCTATACGTGGGCCGAGCCACTGACGATTCCACCAGTCGACGGCGAACACTTCGACCTGGCGTTGATTGACGGGCCGCTGGGGACGGATCGCCGCGGCGAGGCCGTCCGGTATGCCCTCGCCAGGTCTCGCGCTGTGCTCGCGCCGACGGAGACAAAGAACCCGCAAGTCCTCGAGGACTTAAAGCGTCTGGCGGCCGAGGTCGGCGCCGATATGCAAGTCTGGGAGACTGGTCCACTCTCCGGCGGCTTCGCGCTGCTGGTGATGCCAGTGCCGCCGGCGCCGCCAGGCGAGCACGCGGAACGGACCGGTGGCGATGCCACTGCGCCAGCCGTCGAAGAGCGGACTGTTGACCCCGGTGATCTGAGCATCCCGGAGGTGCCGGATCTGCAAACGCCTGAAGGTCCTCGTGGGATGCCTGTCCAGACGCCGTCGCCGGCGCCGCTCAGCCGTCGCCAGCAAAAAAAGCAAGAGAAGGCCTCGAAGCGATCATGACGCCGGTTTCGGTCTGCGCGTGGAAATGGGGGACGCGGTTCGACGCGCTGCACGTGAATGTGTTGCGCGCCGCGGTCGACCGCCGTCTGCCGATGGCCGAGTTCGTGTGCGTCACGGACGATCCGTCCGGGCTGGACGGCGATATCCGTGTCGTCCCCATGCCGGAGCGATTCAGCGACACCCCACGCTGCCAGCGGCGGATGCAACAGTACGACCGGGACTTCGCGGCCGCGCTCGGCTCGCGAGTCCTGTACCTCGACCTCGATGTCGTCATCCTGGATGACCTCACGCCGATCGTGAATCGTCCCGAGCCCATCGTCGGTTGGAAGGTCGGACACGCCGGCGTCTACAGCGGCAGCTTCCTTCTCGCCGACGCCGGCGCGTTGGACGGCGCGTGGCGTCTGTTCGCGGCGGATCCCGAGGGATATCCGTCCAGC